CAGGCCGGTGGTTTTTCTGGCTATGCTGGAGAAAGTATCTCCTGAGATGGCCCTATAAGTACCAGACAATTGAGCGCCCCCTTTTGATCAGAAAATACTCATCACCTGAAAGATCATTCTGCTGCTGGAATATATCCAGCTGCTCAGGGCTGGCTGTGCCATAGAGCTCAAAGCAGAGATCAATGGGAGAGCGATCCTCAGAGAGCTCCACCCTGTACTCTGTTTTTGCGTCAAAGGATCTGGCCACCAGATTGCCAATGATGAGGGAGAGCAGGCTCACCAGCTCACTCCACCCTGCTCCTGTGTCTGTGGTCTCTCCTTGGATCGTGTCAGTCTGGGAGAGGCTGGCCCCATTGGCATCCTGCCAGAGGATCATCTCATCAGCCAGCTCCCCCAGCTGCTGGGCTGTGGAGAGGTATTGTGGCTTTGTGTCAAAGGTGGCCAGCTGGGCTGTGATGCCTGCATTGGCCACCAGAGATCCAGCAAATAGCAGATCGCTCTGGAATCCATTGCTATTCTCAAAATCAAAGGAATCTGGAGCAGCTGTGCCACCTCCAAAAATGTCTCTGGCAAGGTTGCCATAGGCCCTGAGCCTCTCCCTGGTGGCGCCCACTATTCTGGCAGGCTCCCCCATCAGGATCTGTGTCTGCCTTGCCAATGTGAGGGGCTGATTTACCAGCACATCCAAAGATCGGTTTATTGACTCAGAGACAGCCTCTGTGGATTTGCTGGCCCCCTCCACAATTCTGGTGGCATTGGTGAGGCCCCTCTCCACTGTCTTGAGGGTGCGCTGGAATTTGCTTTTGAATGTCTCTCTGTTGGCAATATCGCTCACATTGAGCTTTTCGGCAAAATTCCCAGCAGCCAGATCCTGATAAACCTCAAAAACCTGCTGGAAATTGCCCAGCTGGCCCAGGCTCAGGCCTGTGGTCTCATAAAACTCCACAGAAAAGATCGCCTGGTTGGCAGCTGTCTTGAGAGCATCCTGCCTGGTGATATCCCCAAAGGGCACACAATCGATCTCCCCATAAACTGGATGGGAGAGGATCCCCTCCCCTTTTTCCAGCAGGGCCTTGAGAAAAGTGTTGGCCCTCTCATCATAATCATCACCATGAAAGATCACATTGAGAGGGAATCTCCCAGAGCTCAGGCCATTGTCCTGGATGTATGTGCCATCCCCAGCCGCACTCTCAAAGGCTGATGTTTTTTTTGGGAAAGTGCCCTCAAGATCCTCAAAGTCAAAGGCCACCACAATGCCACTGGGGCTCTGGTATTTGGCCTGCTTGAGGCGCCCCTCCCAGCTGGGAGCTGGTGGGGCATCCCCTTGGGGATCAAATACATTGGCGAGGGTCTCAAGGAAATTGGCCATCAGGGAGCTCCTGTGTGTACGAGTTTGAAGTTTTTACCCTTGGGCTGCTTTGTGACCTGGGCCCTGCCAGCTGTCTCATCCCTGAGCACCACCTCCACCTGCTCCTTGGTGATGGTCTCCTGCCTAGTCTCCACCACTGTGGCCCCCTCTCCAGCCTTGCTGCCCCCTCTGGCCCTTTTGGCCACCTTGAGGGGCCCAAGGCCCTCTGGCATCATTGGGGCGCCTCCTCTGGTGGTGGGGAGGCCCTCCAGCTCAGTCTGCCCAGATATATCCTTTTGCAGCTGGCCCACCTGGCCCTCCATTCTCCTGATGAGCTCCTCCTGCACCTGCTTTCTGGTGAGTCTGATGTTTTTGATGGCCTCCTCAGTCTCTGCCCCTGGGGTGAGAATATCAGAGAGATGGCCTCCAAAGGTGTTGACTCTCTCCTGCTTTTTGTCCAGGGCCCTGAGGCGCTGCTGCAGCTCCTCATCTGAGGCCTTGCCCACACCTCTGGCCAGATTTACAGCTTGGTTTCCTGTATTCCTTGCCGCCTCCTGCTGCTTGTCTATGAGCTTGTTGATGAGCAGGCCAATGGCCACCCCAGCTGCTCCAGCTGCTGCCACCAGCCCACCCTTGCCCAGCACTCCTGAGAGCTTGCCCACTGCCCCTCCAGCTGTGGCTGCAGCTCCACCCATAGCAGTGAGGCTGGCAGCTGTCTGGGCCAGCTGGAGGCCCATCAGGGCCACCTTTACCAGCCCAATGGTGGCCAGCACTGCGATCAGCACCTCTTTAAACTCCCAGAGGGTGGTGATGGCATCCTTGGCAGCTTTGATCAGCTCCCATGCCTGGGCCACAGTCTTTTTTATCTCTGGCCATGCCTCTTTAAATGCTTTGGTGCCATCAATGATGGCCTTGCCCAGTTTCTCTGCCCACTCCTTGATCTTTGTTTTGATGATCGCTCTGTTCTCAGAGGCCCATTGTCTCATTGTGTCGGCAAACTTGGTGAGAGAGGGGAGCAGGGGCACCACAGCATCCACAAAAACAGATTTGAGGGTGAGTTTAACCCTGTTCAAGGTATCATTAAACTCCTCTGCACTTGCCGCCTGCTCTGCAGTTACAATCCCATTTTCTCTCATCTGCTGCCTGAGATCCTCGATCTCCTTGGCAGAGAGATTGGCAATATTGATCATGTCAATGCCAGCCCTGCCAAATCCAGCAGCACTGAGAGCAGCCTTGCCGGTGGCCCCAGGCACATCTCCAATGGCCTTGAGGTATATGGCCAAGGCATCACTCACATCCTCTGTGGCCTGCATCTGTTTGAGCAGCTGGGGATCGCTCTTTTTCAAGGCTGTAAACATCGCCCCATAGCCACCCTTGAGCTCTCCCACTGTACGTGTAAATTTCTGCATGGATTTGTCAAAGGTGGCCTGCTGCACACCAGACTGCTCTGCCACAAAGCGCCACTCCTGAAACTCCTCTATTGGGAAATTGATGGATCGGGCTGTTTTTGCCAGATTATCCAGATCGCCTGTCATCTTGGTGATCGCAAAATAGGCCCCTGTGGCTGCTCCCGCCACTGCAATAAAGCCAGCCTTGAGAGCACCCCCAAGGAATCTGCCAGCAGCCACAGCAGCTCTCCCCACAGCCTTGAGAGCCCTTTTGGCCCTTGCCGCAAATCTGGAGAGCCTGCTCTGCATCCTGCTCACTGTCCTGCTCATACGATCCTGAGCACTAAAAACAGTTTTAACTTTGAGATCCCTTGGCATTTTTGCTCTCCAATATCAATCTGGGCCTCAGGCCATCATAAAAAAACTCAATATCATCCATACTGAGCTCCATTGCATTGATCCCAGAGTACCCTTGGGCCACAGCACACAGCATCTCAGTGTAAACATTGAGAGCAGTGTGCCTGGGCAATCCATCAGCACTGGGAGGCAGGATCACCTCCTCCCCCTTTCTCACCAGTGTGGGCTCTCTAAGCTCTGTTTCCCAGAAAAAGCATAAAAACTGTTTGCACAGATTCGAGATCCACAGCATCCAAGTTTTCCAGCTCCTTTCCAGTTAGCCCACAGGCTGCGGCCATAGCCGCATATATTTTGGCCATCTCTTTATCCTTTTTTACCCTGTCCATTGCTGTCCAGGCAGAGCCCTTGGGGCGCCTGTCAAATTTGATGGCCTTGAGCTTTGGATGATCGTGATCTGTGTGGATAGTGGGCCAGCCCTCCTCATCCACAGTGATCCTGCCATCCATCACCTCCTCAATGAAATATTGCCGATCACCCTCCAGATCTCTCCTGCTGTTCTCGTCACGAATACGATCCATTTTCAATCTGGCAGCTCTGCAGAATCGATCAAACTCCTGCACAGCTGTCTGCTCATCCACCTGGGTGAGCAGCCTCTCATCCTGTCTCTGATCTTCCATTGGTTTCCCTCCTCTGGTTAAAGGTGCGCCCCCACCAGCTGGGGGGAGGGATTCCCCAGGGGCGCTCAATTCCCTCCCTTTTGCCGGTTAAAGGGCCTTGAGATCACCTGGGCCACTGAGATCCATGCTGGCAGCTGCACTCTGGTTTGTGTATATCAGCTCACCCACAATGGTGCCCTGGCCCGCATAGGTGGTGCCATCCACATATGAGACTGTAATATCCACATCCACAGAGGATCGCTGCACCTGCTCCAGAAATTCCTGATCTCCGTTGGTATTGTCGATCTCCACAGTCACCCCAGACAGCATCCAAGGCACCCTTGTCTTGATCGTTCTGGTGGTGCCATCTCCATTGGATTGCTTTTCATTCTCAAATCCACCCAGTTTGCGGTTTATGTCGTTGTCAGCAGTGCAGGCAAACTCTCTGCCAGCAATACTGATGCTTTCTGGTGTTCCACCTATTGCTGGCATCACACACCTCCAAAGTTAAAGCCAAAATTGTTGTCAATTGAGATCACATTGGCATTGCCAGCGATCTTGTAAACCTCCCTCACATTGAGGCGCTTTGGATTTGCCCCATCAATGTCTGCAGTGGTGTTGGCCTTGGCAAAGTCTGGATCTGCAATGATGGCATCCAAGGCCAAATTATCAAACATCTGCCCCAGCTGGGCCAGAGCCATTTTTGGCTTTTTGG